CGCAGGTAGACGTGCTACCGTTAGCCAGCTAGGCTAACCCATCGGCATTTCGACTTGAAGCTGCCGCGCTTCGTACTGGAGAAGAAGTCCAATCCTTCAGATCTACCGTCTAGGTAGGCTAATGGATTGACTTGCTTATCTTCAATCACGCAGTAATGTGATCCGAAGATAAACTCTTCCACTCGAGCAGGTCTTTGACCACTGCTGTTGCAATCCGGATCCAACTCTGGAACGATAGGACCATAAGTCCCCTCATCCGTTGTTGTGCCCGGTACACTGCATAGGCCGCGGTTGCTGACCCTTGCGTCAGTAGTTGGGACCTCGGGTCCCACTCGATGTTCACCGTCTCCAATTCCGACGGAAGATTGTTCCCCAACGTGTATAAGACCACGTCGGAGGCTATCTCCAAAGGAATTAGAGTATTGGTGTTCGCGAGTGCGTATCCCGATGCCCCACTTGTTGAGGCAGGCGAGTTCGTCTCCATCAATACTATCCTTTCTTTTGACTGGATCGTAGTGTATTCTCTTTTGCTTCCAACTCTGCAAATCTGCATTCCAACGCAGATCCGTAGTGTAAATGAAGCTAAAGTGGAATAAACCCGAACCGAGTTTTCTCGCTTTGGGTATGGTACGTCTCACCACTCGACTAAGCATATCACGTATAGCCTGAGCCACTATCCACTTTCCTCTTAAATAAAAGAGGTCAGCAGTAGCGTTCCAGGACATTACGTGTTCTGCAGTCCACTGTTGTGAATCGTCATGCAGCTCTTTTCGGGCATATACCGGATTAACCGGTACCCCCTTATAGAAATCTGCACCGCAAGACTCCCGAAAATTACTATATCGGAAAGACTTGTTGACATTTACCTTAAGAGCAAAGCTCTCAAGATAATTCACAACCACGTCCGTGTATTCTACGGGTACGATAATATCGTCACCGTAGACATCGATCTGTCTGCTATATTCGCGGATGGATCGTGAACTTGGACGCCGGCCATCGAGTTGGTGCATTGCTACTTGAATAAGGGTGTAAAACACCATTGCTTCTACAGGAAAGCATAAAGCTGATCCCATAGATGCATACTTAAACAAGACAATGTTCCTTCCGTTTGGCAGAGTAGCGTGTAATGAACGAGCATCCTCTAAGTAATCGAGGAGCCATGAGTTCTTAAAGATACGCTGGACCAAATGCAAATGCACTCGGTCTGACGCATCTTTCATGTCTAGCGTTGCTAGTCGTTTATCAATACTGCTACTGCATGCGAGTCTCTGATTAACATCCTGTCGTGAAAAACGAATAGAATGTTTAGTCAGTCTATGAGATTCAATAGCTTTATATACATAATCTTTTACAGATTGCTGCATATATTGCATATGTGAAGGCTCTATAGCAATGACTCGTGGCGCCGTCAAAGTCTTTGGAACAAATACTACACGTACGGGGAGTTCATCCCTCGTTCGTAGGTATTCGGGACCAATTTCTTCAACGGTACCTTCTCGTTTACTTCCGGCTTCAGCTGCGACTCCATAGTTGGGGAAGCAGTGAAGGTCGGACGGGAAGGTAAATTCCGATCTATGGTTCCACTTTCGGATACGATGCCTCTCGTTAGAGAGATAACGATCTGCAGTGACACCAGGACCGTGATGACAGACAAGATCAAGTACATCAAGCTCAGGAAAAACCTCAGCCCAGATGATTCTTGAAATCTCATCAAGGATATTATCCTTTCTCTCAACTTGAGAGGTCATACGGCGGAGTTCGCCTTCTACTTCCAGAAAGTGTTTGATAGCCTTCAATTGACGCGAAGGTGTACAATCGATCTGTATTTTCTTGAAGAATCTACAGATCTGCCTGATCCAACATATGGTATCAGGACACGGTTCTGGTTGTAGCATACCATCCAAACTAAACACACGTTTGAAGAAACCTCCGAGTAATCTGGGGAGACTTCGATGCCTACTAAATTGAGTAGGACATTTGAACGTCCCTTCTTCCAAGCCTCTCTCGAGAGCATCGGAAAGAAGAGGAAGGGTGATCGTTAAAAACGAAAACCCCTCGTGTTTAAAACGACTTGCTATAGTACGCAAGTCGCGTTCTACGGACAAGTCTAGGTCCATTTCTGCTTGACGCAGAATGGCCTGGACGAGCATGGTCGGTCTTTTCATCTACTCCTCCATTAATATGGGGTGGTAGAGACCGTCTAAGCTTGCTCCAATCAGTGGAAGATATCTTTATTGAGTGGAAAACTAATTATCCACCCAATCAGCGAAGCAATTAAGCTTCGCCGCCCAAGACCTTGTTATAATTGGTTGAAGACAACCAAGTTTTCATGGCCTCGAGAAGATATCCGATCTCAACATCCGAAAAGACGCCATTACGTGGCTCGTCAATAACGAGATACGTACTGACACCGGCCAGTGCATTCACAGCACTGATCGGATCTGCCGCAATTTTATCCTGCGACAGTCGGATTTCCCGACGAAATCGTTTTGCAGTAACGTTTTGCTTAACGATAAACGTCTTAAGACCATCAGCCGTAGTGTACGTGGAATTCGTTGGACCCTGTTGGGTCCGCGGAAAACTCGTTGCAACTGCGTTGATCGTCAGGGATTGAGGATCTGCAAGCATTAGAAGCTCCGTTCTTTACGCGTTACTAGGTACCAGCCACCATGGCTAGGTACCGAGACACCTAACGTAGGTGTCGATTAGTGACCAGACCGGGACAAACCTAATGCCCCAAGAATAGACCACTGCATTGGCGACAACCCTGAAGGGTTGACGTTAAAACCGAAAGGGTCACCAGCAGTTCTGTACTTTAAGAACTGAGTGCTGTTGACTGAAGCGGTTAGTTCGAATGTTGATCCGTTCTGCTGGTAGAATTTACCTTTACAATCATAATGGATTGTACCGGTTTTCTCATGCATTACGTACCAATAATCCGCACACAAGCGGTCGGCTACACCAGTGTCAAGCATTGATAAACAATCGCCTGCATTAGTGAACCAATCGGCTAACCACGACCAAGGGAGCATATTATATATAACCTTTGGAGAAGGATAAAGACCGAATAATTCGGCCATTAGTCTTCTCTTCCAGGCTATGTCCCTTGGCCCACTCGGTAACCAAAAACGGAATCGGCCATTGGCCCAAACCTTTTCGGTATCCGTACGCTTCCAAATATAGGAAGGCTCCTCGGCGTAGTACTGTGTAACTAATACGGGCTGCAAAGCCCCATAGTTCACACCACTCCACCCTGGAGTTTCCGTGGAAGTGTCAAGCAGAGTACAACTCTGCCTGGTGGGCTTTCCGTCACGTGACAATAACCACTTAAGCTTCTTTTCGGCTTTCCGTTGAAAATCAACGGTATTCCGAATGTCGTTAAGTAGTGGCTCCCAACCGAATTTAAGTGCTAGCCAGTAATTTCCAATACCAGCTAGGTTCGGTAGAAAGCGCTGACGAAGCTGTTCAGGGACCTCACGCAATTCATAAATTGCGTTAAGTCCTGCGAACGTTGGCCTCGTAGGTTTCAGCTTGTCATATGCTGTGGCACCCCACGCTTCTGCGTTAATGTTCTCACTCGGAAATCCGAATGAGCCGACGAGTGGGTCAGCATAGAAACAGCCTTCATAGTGCTGAGTCAATGCTCCCCCCCGCCAACATGAAGCAGTTGCGGTCCTACCTCTATCAGTTTGGAAGCCTCTTCTATAGAAGCCGCCTCCAACATTCGATATTGGTGGGAAGTCAGGGTAACCATAGTGACCACCTTTTCCGATAGGCATATCAGAACGTATTGTCTGAATATTGCCGTACTTCTCGCTCATAACTGTAGAGCCAGAGTATTCCTTGCCCAATAGGACAACGTTATCGGTGTTTAACTCAGGTGGCATCGTGACTTCCTTCGGTTTTGGAGTGTTCCGTAGAACGTGGGGTGGCCTTAAG